CATCTAAATCTATGAAATTTTCCTTAATTTCATCATAATCTGATATTCCAGTTTCTATTCTTTTTAACTGTTCAGAAGTGTAGAAACCTTTATGCTTTAAGATAAAACCATCTTTTGTAAGTTCTTCACCAATGTAGATATAAGTTTTATCTTCTGTTTTTACTTCATTTTTTTCTGTTTTTACTTCAGCAATTACTTGATTTTGAGTAACTACTTCTATGTTACCTGTTTCACTGTTCACATTTGTTTCTGTGCTATTTGTTGTTTCAGTTACTACTGGTTTCTCTTTTTCTTTTTCATTTTTTAATCCTGCCATTTTTCCTCCTTTTCATTTGAAACTTCTCTTTTAGTTTCTTCTATATATGCTGTATGTGGAACAGTTGGAATATTTAATTGTAAAAGAATGTCATAAATCCAAAAGTCTCCACCAGTCATTTCTTCATTTAAGTAAGATTCAATTGTATCTAAATCTATTGAATAACTAAATCCATCTTTTCTTTCAATTGCTGATGAATGTTTTGTGAAATATGCTACTAAGTATTCAGCTATTCCTGCTATTTCAAAAAAACCATTTTCATAGTCTTTATTTTCTGTTCCTAATCTAATTAAGAATGTAGCAATTTTAGAAGTAACTCCACTTTTTGATTTTTGTACAGATTTTATTGGTCTTATAAGAACAAAAGGGAACTTATTTTCTTTATTAGTTCCAGAATTATTTATTCTATTTTCAAGATTATCAGGCTGAATATAACTTCTAAAGAATTTAAAATTTTCTATTTTAGCTTCTACAAATGCTTTTTTTATAGCTCCTTCTAATGCTAAACCGTTCTTTTTTAATGGATTTATTCCCTCCATAATTCATCTATCCTTTCTTCTAAAACTTTTGAAAATATCTTTTGAATTTCTTCATATATTTTTTCATTATCAATCTGTAATCCCATATTTCTTACAGATAAAGATGTTGCTAATGTTATCTTATGCCTTTCTTTTCCTACTCTAAACATAAGTTTAGGATTACCCTTTTTCCAAAAAGCCCAAAATAATGTTTTCCAAGTCATTTCTGGTCTTGGTTTTACTATTTTAGTTTTTATATATTGTTTACTTTTTCCAGGATTTGGTTTAGATATTGCAAATTCAGAAACTTTATTTCTTTTAGTACTTCCTAAAAGAACACCATCAGTTGATGTTATTTTTGATTTTAAAGAATTAGCATCAACTTTTTGTTGTAAAGAATACCTGGATTTTATAAACTTCTTTTCTTCTTTTTTTGCATAATTCAGAGTTTTTCTTAGAGCTTCTTTTACAATTTTGTTATCCATTCCTGAAAATTCTTTACCAATTTTTTCAAGTTTTTTTAAATTTTCATCTGATATTTCAAGAGTATACATATCTATCCCTCATATTTTTGTGCATATATATGTGTCATTCCATGTCTTTTTTCAACATCAAAAACATAGTAAGAAATTTTATTAATTTTTATTTCTTCTCCTACTTCAACAGAAATAGAAGGTGGTAAGTCTCTAGTTTTAATAGAGACTTTTAAACCATTTCTTATTAATGTAGTAGAATCAAGATTTTCTTTAAATTTTCCTGTCAATTTTGGATTACTTTGTACTTTTGTTATTACTGCTTTAAGTTTTACTCCTGACAAGTTAATTTTTTCAGCAAAATCTGTAAAAAAGGTCTTATCAATATCATCTTTAAAAGTGTTATTCATTTTTTGTGCCTTTTTTAGGTGTCTTTGTTTCTTTTAATCCACCAACATTAGTTTCTTCTTCTGAGTTAGTTCCCTCATTATCAGCTGTTTCTATTTCGCTATTAACGAACTCAGCAGCTCCTAAATCAATTAATCTTTGAGTTTCTTCTTCAGCAATTTCAAATTCTTCTCCTGGTTTATATAATGTTTCTTCGACTCTTATATTTTCAATAGCTCTCATTTTTTTCATATTCTATCACTCCCTTAAATTACTGTTGCAATGAACCAAGATTTAATATCTTTATTAGGCATACATAATGGTCTTGAACGATATTGTAATTCTTCATCTTCACTAGTATCTGGATACCATTTTCTAACAACTTCTTTTTTAACAAGAAGTTGAGCAGGCTTTCCTTGTTCAGGTCTTAAAGGCATTGCAGCATATTTAAAAGAAAAACTTTTTGCTTTTACACCTATACAAGTTTTTTCAGGGATAACTTGATGAGTATCTCCAGTTTCCATATCATCATACCAATCAACAAAAGAATAAATTGTTATTCCAAGTGTAGGAATCCAAGCTATTTCTTTTTTACCATCTTCATTTTCTGGATTAGAATCATTTACACGAACATAATTTGCATGTCTAGTATTTAAATAATCTTTTACTTTTTGATTTTCTAAAAATGCATCAGCTGCATCAGGGGACATAACAACTGTATCTATTACTATTCCAGTTTGTTTTTGTATTTCAGTTTGTTTCTTTTTAAGATATTTTATAGGATCACAATTAGGGCTAGTAAAAAGGTCATTTCCAGTTAAAACTTCCTTATTTATGTCCCCATATTTAACTCCTTGAGTACCTTTTTCCATAGGACAAGTTCCAGTCATTAAAGTTTCTATTAACATCCATTGTCTAGTTCTAAAACCTATTTCTTTAAATTTTTTCATAGCATCTGCTAATGTTTTCTTTCCAACATCTTGTGGTTCTGCATACTTAACTTGTCCAAATTGTTGTTCTAGTAAAGCTTCAGCTTCATTAACTGTTTGTAATTTTATATATGCTGGTTCAACTATTTGTGCTTGCCATGCAGTTTTATCTATAAAAATTCCTTTTTCTCTTTTTCCAACAAGTGGAGCTTTTTCTCTTCCAGCTTCTTTAGTATGTATTTCCAATTTTTCAACTTTTTCAGCTTTTTCTTCACCAATCAATAAATTATATAGAAAGTTTTTTGGTGCTTTTGTTTGCTCTATTATTGCTGTTAATGCTATTAATCCAAATATTTTTGATGACATATTTCCTCCTATTTATCCAATCATTATTAAAAGTTTTCTTGCTGCTCTTTTTACTTCAGCTTTATCTTTACCATTAAAATCTACATACTTTTCATTAAAAGAACCTGTTAAATATACAGTGCTTTTCTTATTATTACTATCAGCAGTAAAATCATCTGTTACTACACCATATATTTCAGCAGCAGTAGCCAGTTTTTTAACTTTTCCAGCTGTTGTTAGTTCCACCAAATCTCCCATTTTATATTCTCCAGCTTCAAATTCCACTTTTTCTGTGTAAAATGGAAACTGTAAATCTCTTTTTAAATTACTTGTTTCATGTATCTCTTTTTTACTTTTCATATTTCCTCCTAATCTTCATTTGCCATATTTACAATATCAGCTATCAAATTTTTTGTATCATCAGTTTGTCCAGGTGTTCTATTGTCTATTTTTATTTGTTTACTTTCTTCTCTTCTGGTATTTAAAATATCAGCAGGACTTTTATTTTCAGGAACTTCAGTTTTTTCTTCTGTTCCTTTGTTTTCAATAAATTTTGCTAATACATCTTCAACAATATCAGCTTTTGATTTACCAGATTCCTTAGCTGCATCTATAATTTCTTTACATTTGCCCTGTGTTTGTTCATTAAGTGCATCTAAGTCATTTATTCTTTTTCTTTCCTGTGCTATAGCCTCCTTTCTTATATCTTCTACTAATTCTTTATTTTGAGCTTCTAGCTCCTGCATGTTTTTTGCTCCCATGCTCTCTCCTCCTTTTTTTTCAGTGTCTCCACTGTTAATAATTTGTTTTGGTCTTATTTTAAAGTTTTCCAAGTTTGAAAATTCAGAATTTTTAATATCAAATATAATTTTTTCTGTTGCAAATCCTTTTTCAATAGCTTGATCAGCTGTAAAATAAGTTGTTGTATTCATTAATTCAGATATTTCTTCTCTACTTAAATGAGACTTTGTAACATAAGCATTAATTATTGTCTCTTTCATAATATCCAAAATGTTTGCAGTTTTTCTCATTTCTTGAGCATCTCCAGCCAATGCTGTAATTGGATTGTGTATCATCATATTTGCAACTGGACTCATTGCTATTTTGTCCCCTGCCATTGCAATAACAGATGCTATTGAAGAACATTGTCCATCAATGTAAACATTTTTTACTGCTTTATGTCTTTTTAAAGCACTATAAATTGCACATCCTTCTGTTACAGAACCACCAGGACTGTTGATATAAAGATTTATAATATCTATATCATCTCCAAATTTTTCAAGTTCTTTATAGACTTGATCTGCATTTACAGGCTCATCAAACCAAGAAAAGCCTCCAATTTGACCATATATTTGAATATTTAATTCATTTTTATTCTTTCTTGCCTGGTTTAATATTTCCATCTAAGCCAACCTCCTTTTTCTTTTTATTTTCTATACTTAATTGATTTAAGTTTTCATTCCAATCACTACCATTTAGTTCCATTGCTTCCCTTTCAGTGGTAGATAGCCCATGTTTAATTTTTAAAATAGAAGCATTAACTTCTTTTACAGGATCTATTTGACCTTGTGAATTTCCATACCACTCAGCTCCTAAATAAGCTTTTTTCTTAACAGGATTATCTATAAATCCTGGTAAATTTATATAACCTTTTAGGACTGCCTCTTCAATTACTTGCTCAAAAATTGGCTGACAGAATGACCTTGACATCCATTTTCTTCTCCTACGATACATCTTACCTACTTCCAAGAGTGAGGCTCTTGAAGCTGAATAACTAGCATTGAATGAAGATAGTAAAACTTCAAATGGAATTTCTAAGGCTGTTCCTATCTGTTTTAATTGGGCATTAAAGAACATTTCAAATCTTGAATTTGGTCTATTTGGATTTGCAAAAACTAAATCTTGTCCTGGTTCTAATACTCCAAAGTTTCCATAACCCATACTTAATTCAGTTCCTTCATACCTTTTCCCATATCCATTAGGTTTTTGAAATACTCCTTCTCCAACACCACCTATTTTCCCAGTATTTCCTGTATTATTATCTTGTTTTATAAAAGCAGTAAACATAGCACTAACAACTGCATTCATAAGTTCAGCATTAGAAAATCTTGAAAGTTGAGATAATGTTTCAAGAGCTGGTGCAAGAAGAGGTACTCCTCTCACTTGTCCTATTCTTTCTTTTTCCATTAGTTTTAATATTTGCTTTCTTCCAGTAGAGTCAAATACTGGTATTCTAGTATATTGATAATGCTTATCTCTGAAATGATATGCTTTTATAACTCCCTTTTCATCAGTTTCTACTCCCTCATACAAATATTCATTGCTTTCCTGTGCTTCACAATAATAAGAATCTAGGAACTGTACTTTTAAATCAAATAGTTCATTTTGTCTTTGATGATATGGAAGATTGACAAAACATTCTCCATCCATTAAGTAAGTAATCATTGCTAAATCTTGTAGTTGATTAAATGTTAAATCCCCTTGAATATCACATTCTGTGCTATCAGCCCATAAAGTCCAGATATTTTCAATTTCTTTTTGTATTCTTTCAACTTCATCAGTAGAAAGATTTAGTAAAGAATTATTAATTCTACTTTTTAGTTTTAATCCATCTCCAATAACATTAGTTCTTATTTTGAGAATAGCTCCTCTTGAAATGGGATTTCCCATAAAAAGCTGCCTTGACCTTGCCATTAAGATTTCTTTGTTATCTTCAATGTCATCTTTTGTAGTGTCTAAGGAATTGTACATTCCCTTAAATGCTATTTTTGTTGTACTAGCACCAGATTGACTATAATTAAGAAATTCTCTTTGTTGCCTCATAGCTTCTATTTGATATTTTAGTTTTTCAGTTTTTAGTTCCTGGTTTAATTTATTTATATTAGCTTTTTTCATACCTT